TGAATGATTACATGGGATTCAGAATGGAGTATTTCGTGTATGCGAATGGTAAAGTAAAAGGGTATCGCCCTCGCTGGCTCCACGACGGGGATGACTTCCTGTGGATGTGGGGAAAGAACCTGAAGGAACAGGGATTCAATCCTGCAACCTATGAAGCGATGAGTTTTGAAGTTTATGAATGGAATATCTAAGGAGGTTGAAATGACATACAAATATTATTCAGTAATGCGCCCTATTGATATCGGTACGATTCCACCACGGGAAAAGCCTGTACGAATCGAGAACTATCCTGAAGGTCGGAAAACTGTCACAGCTGCTGATGGGCGCAAGCTCATGGCATGGGGTGAAGTCGAGTATTCTGAACCGCTGACCGAAAACGAAGTTTACAACTTCGAGCTGAAGCGTGACCATGAGTATCCTTCTTTCAAGAAGGTCGGGTACTGGATGGGAGACACAAACGGTGTCGAAATAATCCGTATCGAAGGCAAGTTCTATGCCCTGAACGGTTGGAACGGAACGGACTACGGGAACTGCTGGGAGTGCAAATCAAAATACGAAGCGTCTGACGATACAGAATACACGCTGACACCCGTCTATTTTTATGATACTGAAGCAGGAAAAGCTCTGTTGGAATCCATGTACAGCATGGAAGAAGGCACGCCTGAATGGGAAGATATGACCGATAAGCTGAACGAAATCGTTAGTTACACGGTCAGCAAGAACTGATATAATATAAGCAAGACCCTAAGAAGGCCGAGAGTGTTATCGGCCTTCTTTTTGTTTACAGAGAGGTATGGGATGGCGAAAGGTGGTTCTGGAAATAGTACGCTTAATGGCGAGAGGGCAAACGGTCAGAAAAAAGAAAAAGAATTCCGTGACAAAGTGAACGACGCGCAGACAAAAGAAGAACTACTGACGGTGTTACGGGAACAGTATGGAGCTGAAAATGTCGCGAAGGGTTTTGTCGAGCAACATGATTTAGGAATGACGAAAAAGGCAGTGAATACCCTGTTAGAATTGGAAGATAGATACCCGTTCATGAAGGGAGCTATCAGCGGTTTTCATGTTGTTGTCGACCCGACTACTGTCTTTGACCCGAATGGCAGTATTAGTGCGCAAACAATTACGGATTTCGGCGGCAGAACTGGTAAAATGAGACAAACGTTAGGTTTAGGAGCGGCTTTTGCTACAGAGAATAATCCTTTACTGTTTTCCGGTAGTGAAAGAGGACAGCAACCGCCGAATATGACACCTGAAGCAGTAATTGCGCATGAATTTGGGCACGCCATGCACAATTATTTGTTAGGAAGGATGTTACAGGAAGCAAGACAGCGAGGTGTAGCCAACGCGTTTCTTGTAATGGATGACATCAAAAGGGGGACGACATTACAGCGATTGGAACAACAAGCCAAACGGTCGCTCGGGCGCAGGAATGGCTTGCCGAATTTTCGTGCGGAAATCTCTAAATACGCCAGTGGCGCGAAGGCGTACGGCGGAAATCCAACCAAAGAATCGTTTGCTGACGCATTTGCAGATGTTTACGCAAACGGTGATAGAGCAAGTGAAGTGTCAAAGGCGTACGTCAATGCGCTACTTAATGAAATCAATAGATTAGGTTACGGAGAATAAAATGGAAGACAAAATGAAGATAGCGAAGTCATTACTGAAAACTATCAAACCGTATTACAACGAAAAAACAGGAAAGCTGAACAGTGACGCTCCGGAAGAGGCAAAGAAAGCCTACGAACGACTTGAACTGTTAATGGACGACATGATGAAAGACCCTGACCTGTTCGAAAATCACCCTTATTTTGCAGACAAAGAGAAAGAAAAGAGATGGTCAAAGAAGCGCGAGAAATAGAACACTAACGGTATAATTGATATAGACCCTAAGAAGGCGCAAACTCTGTGTGAGGTGTGCCTTCTTATCGTTTAAGGAGAATGAATGCCAAAAAAATTTATAGTTCCATTACAAAACATGGAAAAGGCCATCTACTTAGATACGGATGGTAAATACGGAACGCCATGGCTTCGGCAAGTTACCGAATACGAATCCGTAAAATGGATTCCTTTTAATTATGTTGGCAGTATTGGTAAAAAGTATAAAGACAAATCAATGCTTGGTGTGCATTTTCATCTTCATGATTATCAGTTTGAACGATTGTGGACATCCCCTGATTTATACATTGATAAACTGAAACAGTTCAAATATATAACCAGTCCTGAGTTTAGCGTTTATTCAGATATGCCAAAAGCTATTCAGGTTTACAATCACTTCAGGATGCATTGGGTTGGACGATATTTATCAGACCATGGAATCACGGTTATACCTACGATACTGTGGTCGATTCCACAGACGTTTGAGTTCTGTTTTGACGGTGAACCTGTAGATTCTGTTGTATGCATTTCTTCTGTTGGACTTAGTAACAAAAAAGACTCAAAGGATGCATGGGATATTTTTTGGATGGGTTGGGATGAGATGATAAAACGAATTTATCCAAGAATTATATTGATGAATGGACACATTCCGCCAGAGATCGAGAATGATGTTATCCCGTTGGAACGAGCATACACACTTTTCAACAAAGAAAAAAAAGAATAATAATATTAAGCAGATTTCTTGACAAATGATATTATATGTGATATTATTATTGTAAGGAAACGCATTCAGATGAATATGATTATTTCTAAAAAGGCTCAAAAATATTACGATAAGTCTCCGAAAAATATACAGGAGAAATTAGACGAGATTTTTAAAGATATTTGCAAGGGTAAAGGTGACATTGAAAAACTGAAAGGAAAGAAAAATCAATATCGGTATAAGACTTATCATTATAGAGTGCTTTTTACGTTGGATATTACAACAAAAACAATTGTAATTGAAAAGATTGGCCCTCGTGGCGATGTATATAATGAGTGAAAGGAATACAAAAATGGATGAATTTGACATGCTTTGCAAAAAACTACAATCTGTGCCAGAAGCGGAGCCAGATGAATGGGAATTAGACGGGATTGCCGAACACGAAAAGGCTATGGAATCTGGTGAGATAAAAGAATGGATGGAAGTTAGCGAAATGCAAAAACGTGCAAAAATCGCTAATGGAAAAATTGCATTACGGTTACCGAAAGAATTACACATGAAGGCAATCGAATGCGCAAAGGAGCAGGGCGTTTCTTTGAATACATATTTGATTTACATCATTTCCGCCAGAGTTGCTGAAGCTGAAGAACAAAAAAGAATCCATAAAGGTGAGCAGCCGCTAAAACATAAAAAAGCTTTAGCTTAGTAGTATCGCAGTTTAAAAAAACTTGCTATAATACAAATAGACCCTAAGAAGGCGTGATAAAAAGAAGAATCACGCTTTTATTTTTTTAATGTTAAATGGAGTAAAGAATGAGTCAAGAACTGAAAATTGTCTATAAAGACATAAACGAACTACAGATGTATTTCAACAATCCAAGAATCAATTCGGATGCTGTACAGTACGTAGCTAATTCGATTCAACAATTCGGATTTAAAAATCCGATAATAATTGACAAAGATAACGTTATTGTGTGCGGTCATACCCGCTACAAGGCAGCTCGTCGTCTGAAGATGGCGAAAGTCCCGTGTATCATGGCAGATGATTTGGATGAAGACCAGATTCGTGCGTTCCGCTTGGCTGATAACAAAGTCGCCGAAATGTCAACATGGGATTATGACCGTTTGGAGCAGGAATTTGCTTTAATCGACCCGATGGAATTTGACATCGCCGATTTTGGATTTTTCCCAAGCTATGAGCCTGATGAGGAAGAAGAAGATGAAGAGGAAGACGACATCGGAAGTAGCTCTGAAGCAAGTTACACCCTGATTATCGACTGCGCATCCAAGGCGGAACAGAAGGACACCTACGAGCGTCTTGCAAAAATGGGTATCATCGCCAGAATGTCGTAATGACTTCACAGGGCGCATCAGGATTAAAAATAAGGCGCATCTGATATAAAACCCGTAAAGTAATATACCTTATTAATATATAAGCTAAAAACAGCGTTCTCGTGTCAAATACAGAGTTGCGCTGTTTTTATTTTGTTGTAATATAAAGTAATGAAAATAAATAAAATACCTTGACAAATAAATAATAACGTGTAAAATATAATTATCAGTTGAAAATAAACGAGCCAACAAGGAGGCACAAATGAAGGCTTATTACATGGGAATCGAAATTCGGGAAATCATCGGGTACTTCCAGATGCCCGAAAATGTCCGGGAAATCATGGGCGATATGATCGTCGCCATCATGATTGGCGCAATGAGCAAACCGCTGTTTGTTCAGGCAGATGAAATTGTAATCAAATAAGGAGGCTGAAATGATGCATGGATTTTCTAACGAAAAAAGCCCGTGGAATCGCGGGTGCACAATTGTGCAGGAGGCTCTGACCAGCGCAGAAGCCCTGCGTAAATCTGGACTTGACTTCGATGTCCTGCAGGAACCCGTTTATGACGGTTCTGGCAAGGTCGTCAAAGGATACGTTCTGAATCGGAAATCGGATGACGGGCACATCCTTGGGATGGTAACACCCCGGTACAAAGTCGTTCAGAATACAGACGCTTTCGCCTTCACTGACGGGCTGATTGGTGAAGGAATACGGTATGAAAACGCTGGCAGCTCTGACGGTTTCAGGATTGTCTGGCTTCAGGCGAAACTCCAACCCAGAACCATTATGGGCGATAAGTACAATAACTTCCTGTTCTTCAAGAATTCCTTTGATGGGCGGGGAGCTGTAAAGGTGTGCATCACCCCGGTACGCATCGCTTGTGATAACATGCTGAATCTGGCGGTTAAGAGGGCTGTTCGCACTTTCTCGATTCGCCACACAGGTGATATTGCTGAGAAAATCGCCGAAGCGGACAAGTGTCTTGAGCTTTCACAGAAGTACCTGACTGCGGTCAATTACGAATACGTGAAACTGGCACGGATTCGCCTGACAGCCGAAAAGGTCAACCAGCTTTGGGAAAGCCTGTTCCCCATTCATGAGGATATGACTGACAGGGAAAAGGGCAACATGGTTCACCAGAGAGAGGTCGTACGTGATTGTTACAACGCTGATGACCTTCAGAACTTTCGTGGAACCGGGTTCGGCGTTGTGAATGCGGTCAGTGATATGGTCAATCACTCAGAACCACTCAGACTGACCAGCGGGTACTGGGGCAACCTGTTCGATAAGGTTACCAACGGTCATCCCCTGCTTGACCGTGTAACCGAAATGGTGTACGCAGAAGCGTAATCGGATGTAAGTAAAGAAGGGCGGTGAAATACCCGCCCTTCACAAAGAAGAAAAGGAACTGACAATATGGCAAAGTCTAAATATCATTATTATGTGCTTGTGTTAACGGGGCATGGCCCGGTGTTTGTAACAGGCATCCCGGAACGGAATTACGCCAAATGGGATAAGCTTCAGCCTCCGATGGAGTTATCTAAGGCAGCTGCTGAAGACGTTGCGATGGGGCTTAACCTGAACGGTTTTACGGCGTGCATGGTAGTATATCCATACACGTTGGAACATCAACTGTTCTTCTATAATAAAGGTCAGTTTGAATGGAAATGGGATAAAATGAAAGACAACACGGAATTCAAAGAAGAGGTCAAAGATGAAACAACAACCTGCCCTGCTGAGTGATGGAGCGAAGGCGCGGCTGTTTAACATGGCGGTTAAGGCGAACGACCGCCTACAGGACTGCGACAGCGATGCTGAGTACAAGATTGCCAAGAAGCGCTCCGACGAATGGAATGAAATCGTCATGGCGCTTGGGCTGAGTGCTGAACTGCGGAAGTACGATGCCAAAAGGCGCGGTGAAGACGTAACTGAATAAAAGACACTATTAGACAGGAACCCGGCTTTTTACCGGGTTTTTTGTTTGTCATCAATTTGTAATAAAATAAATAAAAACCTTGACAAATATATAACAACGATTACAATGTATATTGTAAGTTGAAAATAAACGCCAATGAGGAGGGCACCATGACTGACATCATCAACAGCACCAACACCAACAGCTGGAACACCCCCAGCGCCATGCCGAAGGACGGCGACATCATCATCGCCCATTGCTTTTGCAAATTTGTGGTCGGCTGGTTCGTCGATCACAAAGACGGGGTGGAATACGACGAATACGTCGCCACTTACGAGGCTGACGACGAAAACGACAAACCTGAGAGCCGCGATGATTACGAGTTTCATCGCTATGGCGTACAGCCGATGTACAGCTCCTGCGGTTCTGCTAACTGGGAAGATGTTATCGAATGGCTTCCCCTGCCTGAGGTCAAATAAGGAGGTTGAAATGACAAAGTATGAAGAACTGATGAACGCTGTTGAAAACGCTTCCTCATGGGAGGAAAAGGAATACGCAATGATTGCGGTAATTGACTCCCTTCCTGAGGATACCACGGTCGAAGAAATGCGGTACATCTGGAATCATATGGCAATGGCATAAGGAGGCTGACATGACGGAAACATTTGGTGACGTTCTGAAAATCGCAACAAGGATGATTAAAACCTTGTTGCGTGATGACGAAGCTGTGATGATAGCAAATGCTGATATTGAACACGTTTTTTGGGAATTCATCGTTACAAATGGCGAACAGACCGTTTTGGCGGTGAATGCGCTCAGTAACGATCCACAGGACAGCTTCCTTCTTGTGAACGATGGTGACCAAGAGAAATGCGCTGTCCTGCCACT